CATTATTCTTGCTCCATGCTAAAAGTTTTAGAAGTCTCTCTAGCTATTTCTAATTCATTTTTATTACCAAAGATACGATCATAGTTGCTTTGATATTTATCTTTGTCAAAACCCTTACGAAAACGACTTTCTTGAGAAACAATCGCTTTCCTAAACATTACTGGCTTATCTTTACTTCCTATTTGTGGCATACATAAATCCTGTGTAAAAAGATTGGGGGCTTTTTACGGCCCCCGTTCAGTTTAGTCGATACCATAAAACGCTGAAACCATAGCATCTGGTCGCAGTACCTTAGCACCATATACGTGAAGACCACGTACAATGTCGCCAAAGCTATCTGGGTCACGAATGACTTCAGTGCTAGTAATGGTCTGAGCCGTAGCAGTAGCAGACATGTGACCAGCAAGACATTGACCAGCAGCGTTAGACGTTGCAGCAATGTTGTTAGTCTTATACATGTCAAAGCCACGCAGCTTACCAGAGCTTACCAAACCATTACGGATGGAGCCTTGACCGGCGTTGTAGTCTACTGACAAAAGCTTAGATGAGCTTTGTACGAGAATTTCGTAAAACTCAGGTGAAGCCAAGAACCAACGACCTTCTTCAGGAATGTTTTGCTCGTCAAGAAGACGGGCCATACGAGAAAGAACGTCAATAGGATCGTGCTCAGATGAGCCAAAGCCAATGTCCAAGTTACCAGTACCGTCAAAAGTACCAGCAGCAAGGTCAGTTGCGTTGTCAGAACCAAGGATGTGGTTAGGACTTGAAGCAGAAACGCCAGCGAACATCGTAGCAATTACACCTGCGTCAAAAGCATCACGCAAAGCGTAAGCTGCTGAAGAGGTTGCTACATCGCGGAAGTTTACATGCGACATGTTAGTTTCAATATCATCAACGATGAACTTGAATGCGTTAGCAGTGTCAACAACAAGACTAACTTCTTGGTCAGTCAAAGCTGTTTTAGTTACATCTGCGCCACGCTCATACTGGTAAACAGTGATGACAGGTTCCTTGATGATTCGTACAGTGTCACCATAACCAGAAATCTCACCAGCATAATCGGTGTTCGTAATAGCTTCCGCTACTGAAGACTTCCGAAAGAAGTTGAGTACCTGTTTGGAATATACTTTGGGTAGGAAAAACGAGTTCGTTTGACCTGCTACTGAATTACCAAAGTTACCGTTAGTGTCTGTACCTTGCTCAAATAGAGCGTCTGATTGGTTAAAAGCCATATTATATTACTCCTAAGTAGAAAAGATTATCCTCTACGAACCCTTCCCTCAATCATCGCAATATTGATTTCTTCTTCGTGTCTATCAAATTGGTCAAGGGACATTTTCGCAATTTCACTTTCTGTCCAAATCTTAGCTTCCTTAGCATCTATATTGGTTGTTTTAGTAGATACCATATCAGCAGCAGAACTTTGTGGCTGCTTACGATTTGAACGTCTTTTTTGAGTATTCTGTCCTTTCCCAGTTTCTAACTTATAAAGGTCTAACGCTTTAACAGCTAAAGTAACATTATTTGGATTGTTATAAATCCAATCTTGTATTTGATCCGGTTGTTCCTGCGCCCATTCATGGAACCCATCATCTCCTCTGATTTGATCAAAGTCAGGATGACGTTCCTGTAAAGCCGTCTCAGCTTCTCGCGCTGCAATTTCTGCTTCCCGCTGTTCAATAACAGAAAGCTTAGATCGCAATGCTTCTACTTCTTGCTGGCTCCTCATGTGGGCTACAGTTTCTACCGTATCATATAGATCAGGATACTCTTGCCTAAAACGATCTAAGTCCTCTTGAGACTTAGGAGCTTGGTATTGGGGTTCAGCTACTCTAGCTTGATCCAATAGTTCTTGCTCTTTACGTTTAAATTCAGAAAGCTTCTGATCGTAATGTTTCTTTAAATCATCATAGCGTTTTTTATAATTAGTACTGGGTTCATCCTCAGAAGAAGGGGCCTTTTTGCGGGTAGCCTTTTTCTGTCGAGGTTCTTCGTCTTCATCTTCCGGGTAATACAAACTTTCAGCAGCATTTAAAGATTGTTTTCGATCTTGTGTGTGCCAAGGTTTACGTGCATTATACGGGTTTGCGACTTCTTCCTCTTCGTATGCCTGTTCGGACATGTTACTCTCCTTTTCTACGGGGCTTGTTTTCTTGCAAGGTAGCCAATTTAAAACGTCTTTAAAATCTGGGGCTTGTTAATACAAGGTAGCCGTACTATTGTTGTTTTTAGCGTCTTCCTCCCATTAGGCTTGGCATTTGATTAGCACCTAACATAGATTGCTCTATGCGGTTTTCCTCTTCTTCCATTTGTTGATTAGGCATTCCATAAGGATTACTTAATAAACCGCCTTCTGCGTATCCGACTTTACCTCCACTAGCTTTTCGTTCTGCATCATCCATCATTGTTTGAAGGTTGTCTGCTCCGATTTCACTGGTGGCTTCTTCGGTGATTACAAACTCTCCATCGCTCAATCGCGCAGGAATAGAATCTGATACACCTGTTCCGGGGCCTTTAACTTCTCCAGCTCCCGAAAACTCTGATGCAGTCATAATGACTTTATCAAAGATTTCACTAAGCCTTGAATCTGATTCCAAAGCTCCCATTAAATATTGTTGTTCTGTTTCGTCTAAAGACTCATCAAGCACAAAGCCCATGTAGTCATCTTCCATTTGATCGTCTGGAACCTGTGACTCTTCTGCCATTGCTTGTTCTTCAGGTGTAAAAGTATCTACAGGCATTTCTTCTTCCATACCCATTTCAGGGGGTACAAGCAGTGAACCGCCTTCAGCTTTCATAGTCCTGTCCTGTTCTTTAAAAACATTCATTTTTACTTCTTGATCTACGTTCTGTGTCTGTTTTTGGAAGTTTTGTTGAATACGTTTCTGCTCTTCAGGTGACTCAGCCGCTTCCATTTCTTGTTTATATGAGTTATACATCATACGAAAGCTATCTTCGTCAGATATTTCACCGCCTTCTGCTTTCCCTTTTCTAACGTCAGTAGTGTATTCTTTACCTTTAAACATAAAAGTGTCTTTCCCTGAGTTATGTGCTTTACTAAAAGCTTTTTCAAAAGCACTAGCTTGTTTTTCACTAGGATCTTTAGAATTTTCTTCTTCCCAAGATTTAGAAGCTCCCGCAGTAAGCAAACTTACAGCACCTGCTCCTTTAGCCGCTCCTTTAATTTGTTCAGTATTTTTATAGGCCCTTGTTCTGTTTTTTCCTACAACTACGCCTCTATCTTCTGAAGTTCTTCCGGGGCTTTTTGAAGAAATACCTTGAGCCTCATCTAATTTTTTAGAGGCATATTTACCAAGCTTAGATAAACCTTTAGCAATACTTCCTACCACATACTTGTCTCTGTCCAGCATACTTTTACCCATCTTTTCTCTCCATTGCTTCTTTAACGCTGTCCTTTAAACTCTCTAACTTAGCCAGAGAACTCAGCCTCCCCTGACTGCGGTACAGCTCCAGTTCCGATGTTGCCACCGCCAGTACCTGTAGCTCCAAGCTCTTGAGGCTGCTGAGGTGCTCCTTCAGGGGGAGCCATAGGTCCGGGTTGTTCACCAGTGGGGCCAGCTTCCGGGCCAGTTGCCTGTCCAACATTATTTTGCATCCCTATAATTTGAGCCATTAGTGCTGCTTCTTCTGGATCGTTGATCAATTCATCTGGATCAAGGTCAAGACTGTAAGCAAGCTCGCTAATTAGCTTGTTCATTTTAATNAANGGTGCAATAGCAGGGTTTTGAGCAGTNTGTAGGAACATAGTCAAGCGTTGGCTACGTACTTCCTTNTGCATTAAGCTATTAGTACCTGTGGCTTTTACTTCTAAGTCNCCTTTAACATCTAACTTAGACTCTAAGAACTGCATGTTCCACTGGAAGTATGCTTCGCCCATAGGCTTTAACAAGAAATCATCAAGGTTTTTAATGACGGTCTTAATGTTAAGAGATGCTGCGCCAAGTAGCATGGACATTCCTGAAGCAGTTCGCGTCATACTCTGGACACCTGTTTGACCATGAGAATAGCTTGGGATACCTGTCTGTTCATCTGCAAGNTGTCTGAATTTATCAAACATCATCATGTTTTCTTGTGAGGTGTTAGGAAACTTTAAGCCGTTAATAGCTTGTCCGGGTACTCCTGCTTGTCTTCGGAATACTTTACCCGGAAATATTTCCATACTTTGACCGCCCACAAGAGCAGTTTCGTCTACATCAAAGACTAATGACCCTGACAACGCTAGATTGTCAATTGCCATACGTGCATGACCATTCATGATCTTTTGAGAGTCATCCATGTTCTCTGCAACGCCAATACCAAAGAAGCTGTAAGGATTTCTTTCGTATGGGAAGGCATGATAAGGCAATCTGAAAGGCGTAAAGGGATTTATTACTGCTCGTAACATTTGACCATTGCAGATCCAAGCNTTAACTTGTACTTCATCTAGGTCATCTACTTCATCTGGAATATCCATACCAACTTGGCGAGCATACTCAGCGTCTATTACTCCCCAATACTCTAGAACTTCAAACTGTCCTGACCCTTCTTCGCCTGTGCGATGGTCATCTTTCAGCTCTTGTTCATAGTCTTTTTCTTCGTAGTTAGGCCCCATCATTAAGGCTTCACGAATAGCGTCTTTGTTAAAATATGGCATTTTAGCCAACGAACGCAGCTTAGTGCGATTCATACGGTGGCGATGGAATACATATTCTGCTTCGTTTATGTTTGTAGCGTTTGGATCAGGGAAAAAATCCCAAATGCTGACAAACTCAATACGAGGAACGCGCACATCAATTGGAGAATATCTCCTAGATCCTTCTTCA